GGTCGACAAGAACGGCCCGGTCCCGCCGTACCGGCCGGAACTCGGCCCGTGCTGGATCTGGACTGCTGGACTTGTTAACGGCTATGGCCAGTTCATCATCATGCGCGGTGACCGGGGTCGGCCGATAGGTGCCCACCGTCAGGCGTGGCTACTCACGCGAGGCGAGATCCCTGATGACCTGGATCTTGATCACCTCTGCCGGGTGCACGCCTGCTGCAATCCGGACCATCTGGAGCCGGTCACCAACGAAGAGAACAACCGGCGCGGGATCAGCCCGTCTGCGATCAACGGACGCAAGACCTACTGTGACTACGATCATGAGTTCACCCCGGAGAACACCTACAGGCCCCCGAGGCGTCCGCACACACGCCAGTGCCGTAAGTGCGCGCGTCGCCGCGAACAGGAGCGCCGGCAAAGGCGGAAAGCGGCATGAGTAGCGATGACGTTTGCCCAGGTCAATGCAACCGCAGGTACCGGGAAACCCGCCAGGAGTACCGGCAGGCCCTCGCCGACTACGACCCGCTGGACGCTTCCCAGTCCCGGCCCGAACCTCCCGAGATCCAGCCGTGGCTAGGCGATCCGGTCTGGTGCGGCCCGTGCGCTTCCCGTGTCCGCCTCCGCCTCGCCGAGCTCGACGACCTCATCGCCCTGCACAAGGCGACCGCCGACGGCCAGAAGCAGTCCGACGCCGCCGAGCGTGTCTCCGGCTCGTCCGCCGACCCCCGGTCCCCGTCACAGGCGGGCGATGACGAGGACGAGGCCGCGGCGATGCTCACCGGGTGGGAGGGCACCTACCGGGACCTGAGGAAGTGGGGATCCCCGGCGCCGCGCGGCGACCTCGCCAGCGTGACGACCTCGTGCATCGCGTGGCTGCTGCACCACTTCGAGGGCATCATGCGCTCGCCGATCGCCGAGGACTTCGGGCTGGAAATCCTGCAGTGGCACCGGGAGATCACCGGCAGCACCAAGGCGGGAGTACGCACGGTCCGCAAGCCGCTGCGCTGCCCGTCATGCCAGTACCTGACCCTGATGTGGACTGAAGGCGAGCAGCAGGTGACATGCGCTAATCCCTCTTGTAACCGCATCCTGTCGCTGGCCGAGTATGACGCGGAGGTCGACGCGCTGGCGAAAGGCCTGCGTGTGGCGTGAGACACGCGGGCCGGAAGTGGACAGGGTTAGTAAACACGTTTAGTCTGATGCCACGGCAGTCATGCCCTGAAGCCCCTGGGATTCCCGGGGGCGTTTTTTCATGTCCAGGGGAGGCCGCCGGAATGCCCGATCTTGACCTGAATGCGCTCCTGACGGCCAAGGAAGCGGCGCAGTACGCGGGCAAGTCCGTCGCCGTGATCTGCAACTGGCGCAATCGCGGTCACCTTCCGGTGGCCACCGACGCGCAGGGTAATGAGATCCGCGATGACCGCGGCCGGCCTCGCTACCGCCTCCTTGATGTGGCCAAGGCGGAGAACGCGACGCGGCAGCGCGGCGAGCAGATGGCGCGGGGAATCCTGCAACGCCAGGCGGCCTGAGCGACCGACCCGGAATGGTAGGATAACAGCAGGTCAATCGGCCTTTCGCCCTGCTGAAATCCTTCCCGATCGGTGCCGTGTTCCATGCTGTCCGCGCTCGCCCGCATACCCCCTTCGAGTCTCATCCTCGCCGCCTCGATCGCCGGCATGTCCGGCTTCGTCTTGCTAGCCGAGTTCTGGCCGCGCAGGAAACGGGACGACAGCGATGGCACTGGTGAGCTTCCCTTGCCCGCCTGACCCGAACGGGAGGCGTCATGGCCGCACAGTGGATCGGCGACGGCAGCGAGATCCCCGCGACGCCGCTGAACCCCGCACCCGTCCTCCCGTACCGCGAATGGCGGATCGGCCGGTATGAGTTCCGCTGGACCCGCAGCCGTGGCCGCTGGACGGTCCAGACCGCGGAGGGCACCGGGATGATGTGCGGCGCGGCCGGCTACCGGACCCCTGTCGCCGCGTTCTTCGCTACGTGGCGCACCCTCCGGAGGCAAGCGTGAAAATCTGCGCTGCATGCCGCGAGCCCTGGCCGTCTGAGTGCATCTGCGACGACGACGAACCGGACGCCCCCCAGGACGACAGCGAGGACGCGGCATGACCATCATCACCGCAGCTGAAGCCCGGCCCGGAGACGTCCTCCTGGACGAGTCCGAGAAGGTGTGGCAGCGGGGCTCCGAGCTGTACTTCTGGGCGACGTTCGACGGCCCTGTCGGCTTCTACGGCCCGTGGGATCCCTCGTACGGACCTCAGGGACCGCTGTTCCTCCTGGTCCGCGGCGGGAGGCGGGTGTGAGCGACAGCCTGCCCACCGCCTACTGCGCGACCGGCCGCAAGGACGCCTCCGCCCTGCTCCTGGTCCTCAAGGACGAGCCGGTAGCCGGCGTCATCGAGTCCGCGCTGATCGAGGGCCCGGACGTGATCCTCGTCAGCCCGCAGGCGGACCTGTCCGGACCCGTGAAGCTCGAGCCCGTCCCGCGGTCGCGGCTTGAGGCTATGGCCCGGCTGCGGCACTGGCCGGTACCGCCGTCGCCGCTCGTGCTGACCGCCGTCATCTAGGCTCACGTCATGCCCGACCCTGCTGCCGACCCCATCGCATCCGAGGACTCCGCTTACGTCACCATCGTGGCCGAGTTCGAGGGCTACCGCCGTGCTGGAGCGGGACTGTTCGGGGCTGCTGTCCTGACGTGGGCTAAGCACCTGCTGGCCGGCACGTCCGGGGAGTCATAGCCGTATACCTGTATGCTTAAACGTATGGCCAGACCCAAGAGCCCGGACGGCAAGCGCGTCCCGATGTCCACCCGGTTCAGCGAACCCGAAGCCGCCGCCATCGACGCGGCGCGCGGCAACACGGATCGCTCGGTATGGCTTCGCGAGGTAGCGCTTGCCGCCGCCCGCTCTTCGGGTCGCAAGCCGCTGCCGACCGACGTCATCACCATCACCGCGGACGACCGGATGCCTCCCGGCACTGCCGCTCTCGTCAGCCGGGGCAAGGTCACCGCGTTCAACATCGGCGCCACCCCTGAGCCTGCCCGCAAGTCCGCCGCCTGCCCCCACCGTCTCCCTGTCGGTGCCTACTGCAAGACATGCGGGCGGACCAAGACCTGACGTGCGGGAGGCTGCGTGCCTGTCGAACGGCTCGGCGAGCGTGACGTCCAGATCTCAGCGCTGACCTTCTTCCCCGGCAACGCCCGTCGCGGCAACCTCGCCGAGATCCGCAAGTCCGTCCGCCGCCTCGGCCAGTACCGCTCGGTAGCCGTCCGCGACACAGGCGACGCCCTCGTCATCCTCGCTGGCAACCACACCGTCCAGGCGATGCAGGCCGAGGGCTTCGAGACGGTGCACTGCGGTGTCATCCGCTGCACCGACGACGAGGCCCGGCGGGTGGCGGTAGCGGACAACAAGATGGCGGAACTGGGCGGCTACGACGACGACGCCCTCGCCGAACTGCTGTCGTACCTGGATGACGACTACGACGGCAGCGGCTGGACCGAATCGGAAGTCGAGCGGCTGATCAATCCCGAGCTGCCGGACGGGTTCCGCGAGTTCGACGAGGACGACGCCGGCGATGCGCCGCTGTCCATCCCGCTGATCGTGCCGTGCCCCAACTGCGGGCATGTCTTCGACGCCAAGGCCGTCACTGCCCGCGATGACTGACTACCCGGCCACGCTCCGCGCCGCATGGCGGGACCACCTCGCACCGCGTGCCCCAGATGCACCGACCGTCATATCGACGTTCGCTGGCTGTGGCGGCTCATCCCTCGGCTGGTCGATGGCCGGGTACCGGGAGCTGCTCGCCGTCGAATGGGATGATCACGCGGCCGAGGTGTTCAGGCTCAACTTCCCGGACGTGCCGCTGCATCATGGCGACATCGCTCACGTGGATCCCAGCCGGCTCGGACTGGAGCCCGGCGAGCTTGACGTGCTTGACGGTTCGCCGCCATGCCAGGGATTCTCCCAACTCGGCCGCCGCCAACTCGATGATCCCCGCAACCAGCTATTCCGTCAGTTCATCCGGCTGCTCAGCGCATGGCAGCCGAGGGCCTTCGTGATGGAAAATGTCGCCGGCCTCGTAGAGGGTCCCATGCTGCCGCTATTCGCGGAGATGATGACCGAACTGAAGGCGGCAGGCTACCGGGCCGCCGCCCGGCTGGTCGATGCCTCATACATCGGAGTGCCACAGCGGCGCAGGCGGCTGATCTTCACCGGAGTACGCGCCGATCTCGCGCTAGACCCGGTGCATCCTGTACCCAGCATGCGGCCGGTCACTGTGCGCCAAGCATGGGCGCGCCTTGATGATCCCGGCCTTTTCGATGTGCCAACCGGGAAGGGTATGGCGGTCGCCCGACTGACCAAACCGGGCGGACAGGGCTCCGATGCGCTCTATGCGCGAGGCGGGAAGCGCTCCCATTGGGGATGCAAGCGCCTCGCCTGGGATCGGTCATCCAACACGATCAGCAAGGAGACCCGCGCCGGCGCGGGTGCCGGATTCCTGCACCCCTCCGAAGATCGGTTCTGCGGCGTGCGCGAACTAGCCCGGCTCCAGTCCTTCCCCGATGAGTTCGACTGGGGCGACGGCACCTACAAGCAGATCCACGCCCGCATCGGCAACAGCGTCCCGCCGCTGATGATGCGGGCGGTCGCTACCGAGATCCGAGACAAGATCCTGCATTCCGCGCGTGTCCTGGAGGACGGCACCACCGAGCCCGTCTCGTTCGCCAGCTAGCCCGATTCACTGAATCCCAAGCAACCCTGAACTGCGGGAGGTGACCGATGGCCCGTAAGCGGTCCCTCGCCACCCGCGAGTCAGACGCCCGCGCCCTGGAGTTCCGCCGCCGCGGCCTGTCCTATGAGCAGATCTCCGCCCAGATGGAATGGCGTTCCCCGTCCGCCGCCCACCAGGCCGTGCAGCGTGCCCTCGCCGACAGTGCCCGCGAGGCCGGCGAGGAAGTCCGCCAGATCGAAGCGGCAAGGCTGGACGAGCTCACCCGGACCCTGATGCGGGTGCTCGCCACCAAGCACTATGTCGTCTCGGTCGCCTCGGGAGTCGTCGCACGCCACCCCGAGACCGGGCAGCTGCTCCAGGACGACGCGCCGGTCATCCATGCTATCGCCGGGCTCGTGCGCATCAGCGAGCGGCGGTCGAAGCTCCTCGGCCTTGACGCACCGAAGCAGGTTGAGGTCCGCACAATTGACGCCATCGACTCCCGCCTCATCGAGCTTGCGGACCAGATGGCAGCAGTGGACGCCTGAGCGGCGCCGCGAGTTCCTCCGCAGGCTAGACGCGGAGGAACGTGAACGGCTGCTCGCGGTCCTCGACGCCCCCGAGCCGGGACCGCCCTGGACGCAGATCGCCCGGCCCGAGCAGCTCCCGCCCGATGGCGACTGGCTGCTGTGGCTCTACATGGCCGGCCGAGGCGCTGGCAAGACCAGGGCCGCAGCGGAATGGGTTCACGGCCGGGCGCAGGCTTACCCCGGCTGCCGCATAGCGCTGGTAGGCCGTACCCCTGCAGACGTCCGTGACGTCATGATCGAGGGCGACTCCGGCATCCTGTCTGTCGCGAGGGATGCCCGGCCCGCCTACCAGCCGACGAAGCGGCGCCTGACGTGGCCGAACGGGTCGATGGCCTACACCTACTCGGCTGAGGTTCCCGCGCAGCTCCGGGGCCCGCAGCATCACTACGCGTGGTGTGACGAGCCCGCGTCGTGGACTGACGCCCGCAAGGGCGACGTGCTGGACACCGCGTGGAACAACCTGATGCTGGGGCTGCGGCTCGGCCGGTCGCCGCGGTGCGCGGCCACGACCACGCCGAAGCCGCTGGCGCTCATCCGCACGCTGCTCGGCCGCCCGACGACGGTCGTGACCAAGGGCAGTACCTACGACAACCTCGACAACCTCGCGCCGTCGTTCCGCGCTGAAGTGCTGGCCGCGTACGAGGGAACCCGGATCGGCCGGCAGGAACTTCTCGGGGAACTGCTCGAGGACGTCGAGGGCGCGCTGTGGACGCTGGCGCTGCTCGACGGGAACCGCGTCACGTCCGCGCCGGACATGCGGCGCATCGTCGTCAGCATCGACCCCTCTGGCGGGTCGGGCCCTGACAATGACGAGCAGGGCATCATCGTCGCCGGCCTCGGTGTCGACGGCGAGATCTACATTCTCGCGGACAGGTCATGCCGCCTCTCGCCGCACGGCTGGGCATCGCGTGCCGTCGGCGCATGGCAGGAGTTCAGCGCCGACCGGATCGTGGCCGAGAAGAACTACGGCGGGGACATGGTGGAGTCCACCATCCGGCAGGTCTCCAAGGTGGTCCCCGTCAAGGTCATCACCGCCTCGCGTGGCAAGGTCCAGCGGGCCGAGCCGGTCGCGGCGG